CTCGCACCAGCACGGGCAAGGGGCAATCGGGTGAGACAGTGATTGGGGTCGAAGTCGAGAACCTCCAACCGACATGGAGCACACCGGGCGTCAACCGAACCGAAGTGACCCGGACCTCCAGGAGCGCGATAGAGGCGTAGGTCTAAGTCGACCGTGGCAGTTCTGGCGCGAGGGAGGGATCGGGTGACCGGGAAGACCTTGTGCGACGCAACAGGTGCAACGCGAAACTGTCGTCGAGTGCAACGGGGTCGTCCCCACTCATCCGATCTAGTTCCCCCGATGGGTTCGGCCACTGCACAGTGAAGCGAACATATCCCAAGACGCCACTTGCCGCCGGGAAGTAAACAGTGATTGGTGTGTGCGCGCACCCATTGACATTCAAATGTCAGTCTCAGGCGTCATCCGAACCGAAGAGTTCCTGAAGCAGCGCGCCACAAGCACACCGACCTAAGTCCAGGGTTGTAGGGCAAGACCGGAGGTAAACGTCTCGGGGTCATTCGTGGAGCACAAATGCGGATGGCCGAACGGACGGATGGCCGGTCCACTGTCGTTGGAAGACGACACCCGCGACGACTCAGGTGCAACACGACACTGACGTCGCACAAAAAACCTTTCTGAACCTTTCTGTGGGCACATCACCCATCCAGGCGGCAACCGAACCGAAGAGTCCTGGCGTCAACCGAACCGAAGAGTCGGTGATGTGCCCGTCGGGTCCATTGACATTCGAATGTCAGTGGGTCCGACGGGCACGGGGACTGTCCCCTGCCCATTTCACAGAGAGAGGAACCAGAGATGAAGCAGATTCGCAACCACTCGGGATCGGCAGGTCGGCAGTTCAACGGACCTGCAGTCGAGAACCGACGTCGTCGCACATCGCGTCTCATTGTTGGGATGTTCGTCGAAGACTTCGACGGGCTCCTGGGACGCGTGGTGCAGGAGAACGGGACCAAAGAGGTCACGGTCGTCCGCGAGGGCGACCTGGGCACATTGGAGTTGTTCGGTTACGCACGTCGCGACCTGACCACGGTTGACACCGTGGCAGAACTTCTCGCACTCGAGCACGAGGTTGGTTCGACCTACATCGCATCACTGTTCGCTTACCAGTTGCAGTAGCAGCGGGCGCTCACCCTTGACATTCAAGTGTCACAGGGTGGGCGCACGATGTCCCTGTGGCATCCGCCCGGTCTCACTCCGAGGCCGGACGTGTTCAGAAAAGGATACAAACCCAAATGGCAAACACCGCAACGGTGGCGCAACCCGCCACCAAAAACGGTATGTCCGAGGTGATCGACGCATTGCGGTCGGTCGAGACGGAAACGGAGCGTTGGCGACTCGCCGACGCACTCGCCAAGAAAGTTCCGACGGGCCTTGCAGGCTTCGACGAAATCTTGGACGTCGCCAAGCAGCGCGGTATCCGGGGCAGCTTGAAGCGCAACACGCTTCGGCAGTACCGAGACACCGCGGTCAGGTGGCCCGTCAGAGACCGACTTCCCAATGTGTCGTTCACGGCGCACAAGAAGGCGCAGGACGCCGGGACCTTGGCCGACGCCAAGAGGGTGCTCGAGGGCATCCTCAAGGCGAACGCCAAGACCGGAGATGGTGTCTCGGTGGCTCAGGTCACCGCAGCCATCAACGCCAAGAAGGGCAAGACCACTCCCAAGGGCAAGGGTCAGGGCAAAAAGGGCGGTCCCGCCCCCGTCGCCCAGGCCAAGGCAGCGGAGATCATCAGCGACCTCGTGACGAACGAGGGCAAGTTGCTCATCGCCGCCATCCCCAAGGACGCACCCCTGGCGCACCTCGACAAGGTGATCGCCGGTCTCAAAAAGGTGCTGGGTCACGCCGAACGCTTGCAGATGCAGGCACAAAACAAGGCGAACGCCGGGAAGAAGCAGTCCTCGTCGTCCACGCCCGTCACGTCGATCAAGAAGGCCCCCGCCAAGAAAGCGGCAGGGAACCTCCGCGGTCTGTAGTGACAAGCACACCGATGGTGGTGTGCGCTCCGTCCCACCGAGGCAACTCGGTGGAACCGGAGCAGGGTCCATTGACATTCGAATGTCAGTTGGTCCTGCTCCGGTCCCCACTCCGGGGGTCGGTGCAACACACACAGAGAGGAACAGATAACAAATGGGAACCAGCACAGCAACATATGTGCCGTTTTTCAACCTAGACACGGTGCCGGAGAAAGACCGGGATCGTGTTGCAGCACTCATACCTGACCCTCGGATTGCCGAGGGGTACGTCCACCGCAACGTCTACGGAGAGCTCGACTTCGACTTCTTCGCAGCAGCGATGGAGGTGCGCAAGAACGTCATCCTGACCGGGCCAACTGGTTCGGCCAAGACGACGGTCTTCCGGGCGTTCGCAGCGTTTTATCGTCTGCCGTTCTACCGGGTGCAGTGCAACGGGGCGATGGACCCAGCAATGGTGTTCGGGCGGACCCGAATCGCACACGTCGAAGGCTTGGCCGTCGACGAGTGGTCAGATGGTCTGCTCAGTCTCGTGTGGCGTTATGGAGGTGTCGTCGTTTACGACGAGATCAACATGGCGAACGCACGGATTACCGCCGCGTATCACGGGATGCTCGACGTGGGACGCACATTGGACCTCACCGAAGCCGGTGAGACCATTCGTGCGGGCCACGGTGGTCACGAGCACACCATCAGTGACGATGGTGTGATCGAGTGCATGGGTGAGGTGCAGCCAGTGCTTCTGGCCGCAACTCAGAACCCGAGCCGAGAGTACGAGGGCACTGTCCGTCTAGGGCAGGCCATGTCCAATCGGTTCGCAGTTCCGTTGGACTGGGACTACGACCCGGCCGTCGAGGCCGAGTTGATCGTCTCGGAGAAACTCCGCAACCTGTCGCGAAACATTCGCACACACGCGGAGATCGCAACGCCGTGCTCGACCAACATGCTCCAAGAGTTCGAGGAGCACGCGTCCATGTGGGGCATGGAGGCCGCAGTTGGTCTCTTTGTCAATCACTTCACCTCCGATGAGCGGGGGATCGTGAGCAGAGTGCTCGAAGCCGAATCGGACAACATCTTCACGGAGTTGTCATCGTGACGGCGGCGGGCGTTCTCACGTTGTTGTCACCCCGCAATCAGTACGGGCAGGGTGACGACAAGCGATGGTTACTGATTGTCGGATCGGCAGTCGGGCACCGTCGCATCCGGCTCGACGTGACCAACGTCGAGCAGGCGATGGTCGCCGCCAAGCGAATCCTCGGATACGCGCCTCGGTGGCAACCAGTAGTAACCGTCGAGGGATGGCCGCCCGCATGGACGGCAACCCAACAGAAACGACGGACCAAAGCAGCCTGACACAGTCGGCAGCGGGCGTTCACCCTGACATTCAAATGTCAGGGTGGACGCACGATGTTTGCTCGTCAAGCATCACCGGAACAGAAAGGGGGCAGTCAAAATGTTTGACTCCCAAAAGTCGGGCACAACTCAGATTGAGTTGCCGCTCGATGATTACAGTCCCGCCGATCTGCTCAAGATCGAACGCCTGGGTCGCGAGATCCGTATGGTGCTCGAACTACTGAGCAGCTTCGACGTGGATACCGTCAGCATCGTTCAAAACGGGCCAGCGCCCGCATGGACGACGTTGGACGGTGACCATGTGAGCTTCTCCATGAAGCACATGCCCAACCCGGACAGTCCGTTCGCGGTGGCAGTGTGGATGGGGACAGTTGCTCACGAGCTTGGGCATGTCAAGTTCTCGCCGCGATCCGGCTCGTCCCTTATGGTGCGAATCGAGGCAGCGGAGACAACCTTCATGCGAGGGCTCAGTCAACTCTGCAACATCGTTGAGGACCAACGCCAGGAACGTTTGATTCTGGCACGGTTCGCACCGTGGACTGGTTACTTGTCCGCAGCCCTCGGCCACCACCTGGTGGCCGACAGTGAATCTGCGTGGTTGCTGATGTGTGGTCGGACCTGGTTGCCGATGTCGGAACGTTTCAAAGCACGCGCCATCTTCTTGACGCGCCGCAACAAGGACGTCGCCGACAGGGTGTTGGAGCTCGTCAGTGATTACCAACGCTTGCTCGATCCGGGTGAAACCGAATCGGACGAGGCGTTCGCAATCCTCGAAGAGTTATACAACATCTTCGCCGATGCCCCGCCGAATCTGCCCACCGTTTGCACGGTGATGTCAGACGAAGCAGGGCAACCCGAAACGGGCACTCCCGGCCCCGGTATTCCACCGGCGGGCGACGAGACTCCCACGCCGGGTGAGGGCGAGGGGCAACCGGGTGGAGACGGCAGCGACGATGACAAGGAGGATGGCGAGGGATCGTCCGAGGGCCAAGAGTCCAAAGACGACAAGTCGTCCGACAAGAGTGGTGACGGTGCCGGTACACAACCGGGCACGCCGAAGCCGCCCACGTTGGATGACCTCCGGAAGCAGTTGCAGAAAGCCGCCGAGAAGCAAATCGGTGACGACCCCGCAACCGCCAAGGACCTGCAAGACATCCTCGACGTGTTGAAGAACGGTCGGTCAACCGGAGCAGGTATTGAGGGTGCTCGACCTGACGGGGAACACAAGCCCGTCAGTGAGAACGCCCGCCGCCTGCACCGTGAGGTCGCAGATGCACTCGTCGACCTCAAAAATGCGAACGAGCCCGGTTGGGATCGACGCACGACCTCGGGACGTTTGAACGTCTCGCGTGTGCTCAATCCCAAGTCGGACCCCGACGCATGGTTCGACCGTTATGAGCCTGGTCGCCTTGACACAACGGACTTGGAGGTTGTGCTCCTCGTCGACGTGTCCGGGTCAATGGAGCGCGTGACGCACGCACTGGGCGAAGCCATTTGGGCCATCCGCATGACTGTGGATGACCTGGACGGTGAGTGCTCAGTCGTCACATGGTCATCGGGTCCGCACAAGGTGTTATCGACACCGGGTGTGCGCCCCGAACGGGATCGCATGTTCGAACCCGACGCAACAGGTGGCACAAACCCCGAAAGTGCTCTCCACGAGGCGTATCGCCTCCTGGCAAGCAGCAAGCGCGCACATCGCATGATGGTCGTGCTCACCGACGGGGATTGGGCCTCCTACTCGTCGCACCCGTCGGGTGTGACGAGCAACGAGCGTCTTATCGAAGCCATGCGGGCAGCGGGGATCGTCACAGTGTTGGCGTTCCTCCCCACGCAGCCGAGTCAGATCGGCAAGCCGGTCAACGCCCACCGATGCGAGTTCGCAGAGGCGGTCGACGACCCGCACGGTCTGGCGCGGTTGTTCCGTCGGGTCGCCATGCAGCGGATGCAGGACGCAGCACGGTAGCAACGGTCGCCTACCCCATTGACATTCGAATGTCAGTGGGGTGGGCGCACGGTGTCACCGTGACACGAGCAGTACCCCTTACAGAGAGGAACAGTGCAGTGAGTATCGCAATCCCATGTGGAAAGTGTGGGGGCAGCATCGTCGGTCGAGGCCGGGACCAATGGGTTCTGGTCATGGGCGGCGACCCGCAGTGCCCGCACGTCCCCAAGGAGTTCACCAACGCCGAGATTGCCGACAACCTGCGGGCAGCGGCGCGTGGACCACGCGGCGGTCGTAAGACGAGGGCAATCCTCGAGGCTGCCGCTGACGTCTACGCCAACGCACCAACAGGGCCAACGGCTTTGACGCGCACATTCGACATCACCCTGACCGTCCAGGTCGAGGTCGGTGCCGAGTGCGACGAGGACAAGGTGATCTTCGCCATGCAGGACTTGATCCCGCACGACTGGTTGGAGCTCGGCAACGACGAGGTCCACGACGCCCAGGTGACTGACGTCACCTTCGAGGGTGCAGTGGAGGCCAAGTCGTGAGCACCAACTTGAAGAACCAAGTTGCCGCCATCGTCAAGGACGAACTGGTGCGAGCCGCCCGGTATGTGGGCGACCTCGACGGTGTTGTCGACTGCGAATACCGCGACGACAGCAACCTCGTTGCGTCGTTCCGGGTCAAGACGCAGCAAGACGGCACGCACTACTTCACCGTGAAGATCAGCGAGCAGTGGTAGCAGCGGTAGCAGCGGGCGCCTACCCATTGACATTCGAATGTCAGTGGGTGGGCGCACGATGTCACCGCGACATCGAGCAACACCCGTCCAGAAAGGGACAGCACCCATGGCAACCAAGCCAACCACCAAGTTCGTCGTCGAGATGGACTTGGAGAAAAGCACACCCGGCACCCACCGTTACAAGGAGGATGCCGACCGAGACAGTGCAGTGATCGGAGCGCTCTACGTTCGCAAGGCCGCGTTCAACGGCAGCGAGCCGCCGCAACACATCACTGTCACCGTCGAAGCCACATGAGGCTGCACGGCTGGTGCGAGTCGTGCAAACGCATCCGCATGGTCACTGTCCGGCGGCCCTTCCTCGGAGGGGTCCCGGTCGGTGTCTGTGCCGCGTGCGAGGAAGCCGAACAGAAGCGCCGCTCGCAGTAGCAGCGGGCGCCTACCCATTGACATTCGAATGTCAGTGGGTGGGCGCACGATGCCACTTTGGCATAGCAGTACCGATCAGAAAGGATCAAGTGCAGTGAGCAAAACCGATGTGAGAGATCGCATAGTGGAAGCATTGCGAGCAGGGCCCGTCCGTGACTCAAGCGGGCGGGCCTTCGCCATCCTGAAAGAGCGACTGGGCGCAGACTGCCCGGTCGGTGACGGCGGGTTGCGAGGCGCAGTGCTCCAGTTGGATCAAGCGGGCGTGATCGTCCGTGAGATCAGGGGCAAGCGCACGTTTGCCATCGAACTGCTCGAGGACGTGGACGAGCCGGTGTCGGCCGATCCCGACCGACTTCGACCGGACATCCCACGGCTGGAGGAGGAGGCGGAGCACACGCGACCGACTCCGAACCTGGGCGTGGACGTTGACGAACTGGCGCGGGCTCTGCTCGCCGAGGTCATGGCCGTCTGGAACCGCCCGCACGAGACACAGCAGGCTCAGCAGCGATTGAGTCAGGTGCTCGAGGACAACCAAGCCCTCCGGGCTCGGGCGTCGCGGCTCGAAGAGGACAAGGTCCAACTGCAGGACCGTATGGCCGCGTTGAACAACGAGGTCCGTGGACTGCGCCAGCGGGTGCAGACCGCCGAAGCGAACACTCAAGTAGTGCTCGCCCGGAACGGCAGCGTGGTCGACGAGGAAGTGCGGAAGCGGTTGGCCCGTTTCATGGAGGAGCGGCCATCATCCCGGTAGCAGCGGGCGCCTACCCATTGACATTCGAATGTCAGTGGGTGGGCGCACGATGTCACCGTGGCATCAGCAGTACCCCATCAGAAAGGGTCAAGCAATGAGCAACGACGCAATCGAAGGCGACGACGATCAGCACGAACGGCTGGAGATGACCATTGGAGTCATGGTGCCGTTCGACCGTCAACCCGACGGCACCTACAGGATGCGGCTCGACGAGCTCGTGACCACTGACGGCGGACTGTTCTCCGACGCCAGTAACGGGGCGTGGTGCCCCGCGTGCTCCGAATGGGTTGACACGCCCGGCTCAGTCCCGAGCCGTGCGGAAGACACCGTGAGACGAGCACTTGGAAACGTGACGGGTCGATGAGAACACTCGTCCTCGCCCTGTTGTGCTTGACGTTGGCGATTGCCGCCTGGTTCACCACCGGGTGGCTCCTCTTCGCCATCGCCTGCATCACGTTGGTCCTCGCCCTCGTGGCGTGGATCGACAACCCACCCCGCCGCCCCTGGTGGCGACCCTCCGACGAGCAGTGGCGCAGGAGGTGGAAGTAGACATCGTGCCCGCCGGGTTCGACTCAATCAACGAGTCGGGCCCGGCGGGCACCCTTTTTTTGTGCCTCGGCTCCGCCTCGAGGCGTCCATTGACATTCGAATGTCAACGGAACCCGCACATCGCACTCGTGTTCGGCCAGGCGCCCCAGCCCTGGAGCGCAAGAAGCCGATTCGCCATCTCTTCTTGAACGGCAATGCTGGCGTTGGCTGGGTCGCCGCTTCCGCCGACGGCGACCCAGCTCTGCAGCGAGAACTGCAGACCGCCGTAGTACCCGTTGCCGGTCTCGGTGGCCGGGTTGCCGTTGCTCTCGTAGTGGGCGATGCAGGCCCACGGCCCCGTCCATCCTTGCGGGAGTGGCGGGGGAGCCACAGGTGGAGGAGGAGACGGGGCCGGGGCGAGCTCCAGTCTGACTTCTGGCACACTGCTTGTCGTCGTCGTGCTTGGGAGAGCCGGGGACACTGGTCGAGGCCGTCGCTCGGGTACGGGCGGCGGTCTCGCCTGTTTGGGGCGCTCGGGCGGCGGGCGGGCCGTCGAGGCGATCCCCAGGGAGGGCGCCACGACAACCAGCACCGCGGCGGTCAGGCGGCTAGGCCGGAGCTGAACCATCGGACGACCGTAGTGAGGGGTCGAAGATGACGCAACCGTCCTCGGCGAGCTGGCGCTTGGACCGGGGCCAGCCGGGCCGCTTGTGCCGGATGCGGGTCATGTCGGAGACGATCTCGAGGACCGGCTTGTGCTTCATCGCGACATGGGGCGTGCAGACCTTGCAGCGCGCTGCCAGGTGCGCCCGGTAGGCCACCATCTGCCGCATCCCGCACTTGGGGCACCGACAGACGACGTGCCCGCTGTCGTACCCGGCGCGCTCTGCCGCCGCCCAAAAGTCGTCGCCTCCGTCGGCCATTTTGCCTCCTGTCTGTTTTGAGCTGATCGACGTTCCCCCTATTCCCCTATAGGGGGTCGACGCGGAACGTCGATCAGCTCTCGGGATCGGCGTTCCGGCGAGGTTGCCGTTTGCCCTGATAGATCGGCGTTCCCGTGCGTTCCCGAGGGCCGTTGAGGTCGGCTGATCGACGTTCCCTGGCGGAACCTCATGAGGTCGCGGCTGGGAACGTCGTTCATGGCAGTTGCAGACACTCTTGCAAGCAGGAGTTATCCACAGGTTTTCCACAGGGCTCATCACGGCTGCACAACGTAGGTTGCAGTGGTGTGGCCCTTGCCCGCTGGAGCCGTCCCGGCCGTCACGATCATGCCATCGTCGACTAGTTCGTCGAAGGCGGCGAGCGTGGCGTCCCGGCGCTTGCCGCAGCGCACCGCCCACTCCTGGCGGGTCAACGGTTTGCGGGCTGCGTGGCCGATCCTGAGCAGGTCGACCTTGATGGCGATGAAGGGGTCGTGCGTCGTGGTCGGCTGGACGCTCGACGGCCCGATCTTCCAGCGGAGCTGACCGAGCGGGACGTTGATGGTCAGGTCGAGGTCCCAGGTGCCGCCGCCCCAACGCCGTGAGCCGACCTCGAGCGTCAGCCGGTACTTGCCGTTGGCGACATCGGGCTGGTCCCGGTGACTGGTCAGTAACCAGGAGTCGACCCACTCGGCGTGACCGGCCCCGGTGATCTTGCGGAGGCCGTGCTGGTCGGTGCGGTTGAAATGGTGGTTGATGAGCGCACTGGCTCCGGCTTCCCGGCACAGGTGCGTGTAGCTCTCCAGGGCGGCGGCGACCGAGGTCAACTGGCTCGACTCGACTCTGGCGGGCTGGTAGGTGTACCAGGGATCGGCGTGGACGAGGGCGGGCCCGAAGGTGTCGAGCTCGGTGCGGACCAGCTCGAGGAACAGCGGCGAGTCGACGGTGATCCGGTCGGTCGTGTAGTGCAGCCAGCCCTGGAGGTCGCCCGGTTGGATGCCGTAGGCGGAGCAGATTTCGCGCACTCGCCGCAGGAACGGTTCTTCACCGCCCTCGCCGATGAGCAGTGAGACCCGTTGCCGTTCGGCGACAGGGAACTGCCCGAAGATGTCTTTGCCCGCCGCCAGTCCCACGTCGATGATGAGTCCGATGTAGCTCTTGAGCGTCTTCTCCGCTCCGGCCAACTCGCCGTGCGTGTCGCGGCACAGCAGGTCCTCGGCGTGCCAGGTCAGGGTCGGGAGGACGAATGGGTTGGGGATGTCGCGGAACCCTGACATCTGAATGTCAGGCTTGGGCGCGGTGGCGAGTCCTGCCCGCACGGCGTTGGGTGCGTTGTTGGCGATCTCCTGACCGACGAGCCACGTCGCCAGGTCGTCGACCTCGCACTCCCGACCGACCTCGTTCGTCGATTCCATGAGAGCCGTCCACTCAGCCTTGATGCGTTCGGACGCCCAGTGCAGGTCGAGGTGCTCCATCCCGAAGGCGAAGGCGAGCACCTTCCTCATGGCATCGTGTCGACTGCCGGTCGCTGACTGACGGAGCAGGAGTAGTTGGTCGGTGAACGTCGTCTGTGCGGCGAGCGTCGAGGTCTGTCGGCTCGCGTCCATGAAACGAATCGTCTCGGTGTTGCTGGCCGGTCGTCCGTGCTCAGTCGATGGTGAGAGCAGCGATGCCATCGTGTCGGGCAGTGGGGTGGCGGTGGTGAAGCCGCCGAGGTTCCAACGCCAACCCGCTCCGACGTGGAGGTTGCCCGGTGCGACGACCCAACCGTTGTCTGCCCGCACGTCGACGGCGGGCCACGGTGATCGGTTGGAGTAGACGGCGCCGGGTGGCTTGGTGAACAGCACATTGGCTCCACCGGACGGCGTGTTCCATGCTGCGGTGGGCGACCAGTGGTGCCCGGTGCTCAGGTTGCGGTAGGTCTCCGCTCCGTGCTTGCCGTTCTTCACGTCGAAGTCGAGGACCCCGCACCCGCCTGTTCCCGGTATGAACGCGATGACGGCGTGTGCCGTGTCGGGCGTGCCGGTCGGGCGGTGCGGCGGGAGTTCGATCTGCTCTGCGATCAGTTGCTTGTCGTGGTGCGCGTCGAGGTGCCCGTTGTAGAACGCCGGTCGTTTGGCGATGGTGCCGTTGTCCTGAATCCAGCACCAGGCAACGAGCACGTCGAAGCCTGCGTCGATGATGTCGTGGGCAAGGTGAGTGAGCTGTTCGGCCAGCGCGTCAGACGCCTGTGCGGCCTCAAGTCCGTCATCACCCTTGCTAGGATCGGCCATGGAGCCGCCTTTCGCGTGAGGTGGTTGAGAGCACCCCGCCCGTCAGTCACGAACAGGGCGGGGTGCTCTCGTCTTCGGACTACCGAACCTACTGCGAGAAGAGGTCGGCGGGCACTGACGGAGCAGCGGGCGGCTGGTACTGCGCCGTGAACAACTTGGCCGGGTTCATGCCGGGCTTGGCGTCGGAGAGTCCGGTGTGAGCGACGCCGAGTTGTCCGCCGACCGTGATGCTGTCGGCCTTGGCGTCACGGATGGCCTGGGCGATGGCGTTTTGCATCGACTGGCCGGTGCCACTGGCTGCCTTGTAGTTGCCGCCCTTGGCCCACAGGGCCACGGTCTCGCCGCGCTCGTCCTCGATGGTGATGACCCACAACATCATGGGGTCGCCGCTCGGGAAGAACTTGGGCTTGCCTTCGAGGTCGGTCTGCGGGCGTTGGTCGATGCCCGTGATGCGTCCGACGTACTTGGTGCCGACGTCGGGGAACTTGGCCGACGAACTCGTCTCGAGCGAGCTAAGGGGTAGGGACTGCGTCATGCTGGTGTCTCCTCACTGGTTGGTGGTTGTTGGGTTGTGCCGGGGAAGAGGCGCAGGACGGTTCCTGTCGCCTGCTCCTCCATTCCCGGCTTGGGCGCCCCGAACGGGAGTCCGTGGCGTCCTTCGACAAGATCGAGCAGGTGCTCGATCTCAGCGAGCTGTTGTTCCGTGTGGCCGTCGAAATGCACCAATGGGGCTAGGCCAGTGGGCCAACGGGAGACGAGGTCCTTGCGGGCTTCCTGGTGGCTCCCTACGGCGTCGATCCGGCCCTGCAGCCACTCTCTGAGGGCTGGGAGCGGATCGGGGGTCGAGGCGCTCTGAGGGACTTCTGGCGGCTGTTGGTGGATTGCTACGGATTCTTGAAGAAGGCGTAACAGTTCCGTGTCGGGCTCGTACTTGGCCGACGGGGTGAGCTTGCGCCAGCCGCGGGTCCACATCGAGTGCTCGAAGGCGTCCCAACCGGCCTCGAGGTCGATCAGGTGCATTGACATTTGATTGTCACGGAGCCAGAAGACGAGACCGTGCGTCTGGCAGACCGCGGGCATGGGCAGTCGTTGGTCCTCGGAGCCGTTCTTTGCCGATCCCTGGACGTAGACGGCGTTCGCTCGGCTGTAGGAGGCGAGCTGCACGGCAATCGGCCCCCAGGAGTAGTCGAGGTCGCCTCCGGTCTTGAGGTCGGCGATGAGCGGCAGGTCGAAGTCGGGGAGGATGGCGAGCCGGTCGAACGTGCCCGCTACCTCCCAGCCGTCCAGCACCACGGTCGTCTCGATGTAGTCGGACAGCACGCTCACGCCCGCCTCGTCACGAGTCGTCGTGTAGGTGGCGATGTCGCGTGCCGTCTCTTCGGTCAGGTGTGCGGGCGTGCGACCGGAGTCGACAACGGCGGTGATGGCGTGCAGCGCGCTCCCCACGTCGCGGCGGTCGTTGGCCCCACCGATGTCGGCACAGTGCTCAACGAGTTCCTTGGTCGCTGCTTTCGACTCGGCAGAGCCGTACCACGGATCGCCGTTGGTCTCGGCCATGAGGGCTTCCCACTGCGCTCTCTGCCCCCGCTGACGGATGATGCCGATGGCGCACATGGCTGCTTTCCAGTTCGCCAGCCCGCCACCGGAGTCGAGCGTCTTGGCGACGGTGGTCGCACGGGTGTAGCCGACAGGCTTGCCGCCGTTCGGTGGCACAACGAGGTAGCGGCCCCATTGGTCTCGGCGTGGCTCGGGTCGTGCTTCGAACTCTTCGACGGCAATCTGGTCAGTCATTGCACCTCCTGGTAGTGAGCGGAGTGACCCGCGCCATAGGTCGTAAGAACGAGCGTGTCCGCCGTTGACGTCGGTTGCCCGCTTTCCTCCCGACCGGACGATCCAGCCGGAGCGGGCGGCTTGGGCGAACACTGCTCCCATTGCCGTCGGTCGCTCAATGATGATCCCCCGTGCGGCCAGGTCGCTGCGAATCTCGTCGGCGTTGAACTCGGAGCCGCCTGTCGCTCGGTGCCTGATGGCGTCGAGCACTGCTGCCTGGAACGCTGCTGATGTAGCTGCTTCGACCCGAATGAGTGCGGCGTCGCGTTCGTCTCGTTCGAACTCCCGGTTCATTGCACCTCCTGCACCTGAATGAGCACTCCGGGTCGGTCGTCTGTGTATCGCTTGGCTGTGACAAGGGACACGACCTGGCTGTCGTCACGCCATAGCCCTGCATCGGTGATGGCGTCAAGTACGGCACGGACCAACTTGTCGAGGTCGGGGATCGTCGTCGGGTGCGGTGGTGCCTTGGGGTTGACCTCGGGCACGGCGCGCTTGCCGTTGGCCGGTAGGTAGTGCGTCTGTGGTCGGGGGAGGTCGAAGCCGAGTCGTACTTCTACCGCCTGTTCGAACCGGGGCATCTGCGTGTCGGCCACGGCCTGCTGCACCTGGGCACGCCAGGCGTGGACGCCGGGAGGGTATCGCATGGCAACCTTGCCACCAGGGAGAACATGCGCCTTCATCGACCCCTGCGGACGAGGCAGTCCGCGCACGTCGATGTGGACGACCTGCTTGGTGTGCTGCGCGGTGGCGGTCATGCTTCGGGTCCCTTCAAGGTCAGGAAGTGGTCTAATGCCTGGGGGGTTCCAGGGAATACGCAACTGTGATCGTCGGGAACGAGGGGACCGGGTCGGTGCAGGCACGCGAGTTCGTCGGCGCGTCCGAGATGGTTGACGTGCTCAATGCGCCAGCGGTGATTACCGCACCTGCACGCTGTGGCGGCTTCGACGATGTCGCCGACCTTGTTGGTCATCGTCGTGCTTCTGGACTGAGCACGCAGAGCGGGGTCGGACGGTCGGAACGGTGCTCGATCACGATGGGCGTGTCGGGGTGGGCATCAAAGTAGTCGGCGCAACGCAGGTACACGATGCCGTTGCACTTCGAACAGAGACAGCGCAACACGGCGGTCATGCGGCGTTCATCCGGTCACGCATGAACTTGGCACGCTGAGCGAGCCACTTGGCCTTGAGCCGTGCGGCCGACTTCTCCAACCGCTCTGCTTCGGCTCGGAACTCCGCTGCCTTCCGTTCGTACTTCGCTGCAGCGTTTCGGTTTCTTGCGGCACGGGCCAACTGAGTTGACCACTGCCGTTGGTCGTCTTTTCTTGCCATGACCTTGCATTGTTGCACGCGGGTTGCGCGATGTCAAGCATTTGTGCTAAGGTAGCTGAGCCAAGAAGGGAGGCTGTCGAGCAATGGAACACCAACGCACACACCGGGGATCAGTCCATCCAATGCCGGACGGGCCGCTCGAGGGGCTCGAAGCCTCACGTCGGGTTGGCTGGGCGATGTATTACGAGCAGGTCGACCTCAACGAGCGTCAGGCCGTGGTTGTCAACTCGCTCCGCCGTCAGAACGAGGCACTGCTCGATGAGTTGGACGAGCTGTCATGGTCGGTCCTGACCAAGCGCAACATCATTGCCTTCGCACACGCCTTCCGCATCCGGACGCTGGTCGATAAGTTCCGGCAGGCTTCTTAGAAGCCTGAGACTTCTTAGGCCCCCGGCTCCTCGAGTCGGGGGCCTTTTTTTATGCCTGGGCGAGCGAGGGCGTTCAGGTCGAGGTCGATGGTGGCGGCTAGGGCGGCGATTGTCTGCCACGCCGGGTTCGACGTCTGTGCCGTTTCGATGCGGAGGATCGTGTGCTCGTGAACACCCGAGGCCAGGACGAGGTCGTGACGGGACATGCCGAGTTCTGTGCGACGGGCTCGGAGGGCTTTGCCCAGCGTGGTTGGCATGGTCGCGATGGTACATCGTCAGGGTGACATTTGAATGTCAATGCTGTGCGGGGAGCTCCTGCGTGTCTTCCTGCTCGCCTTGGTCGTAGGGCTTCAACCGCGTCTCGTGCGGCCAGCGGTGGACGAACTGGGCCTCGCCGACGACGAGCGGTTCGCGTCGAGCCGCGACGTAGTGCCCGAGCCATACGAGAGCGCCCCCGACGATGGCTGCTCCCGTGGCAGCGAGGGACCCGACGAGGTACGAGTCAGCGGTCATGGTTGTCGTGGCCGTTGTCCGGCAGTTCGTTGACGACGATGGCGAGCCCACCCAGCAGAGCGATGACGGCCAGGAGGTCGGTCGAGGTATCGCGGTTCAGCACGAACACGACGATGGCGAGCGCGAGCACGCCCGCGCCGAGCAGCATCATCATGACCAGCTTGCGGATGCGCCACGGCATCAGACTCGGTCGGGCCTCCCGTGAAAAGGTGCCGTGCCGAAGGCGAAGATCGAGCCGTCCGACCCAAGTAGCCAGTAGCCGTCGTTGCCGTGGCCCTCGATGCCGATGACCTCGACGCCGGGCTGGGTGTAGTCGGGTTCGTTGGCGCCGCCCCGGAACTGCGCGTCGCCGAAGGCGTAGACCGCCCCGTCGCTCGTGGTCGTCCAGTAGCCGTCGCCGGATTCGGTTGCTGCGATCATCTTGCGTCCTTTCGTTCGGGTTGCTGCGGGCGGTGCTCCACCTGCGGCCATGGCGAGTACCTCGTCAATGGGGAAGCCAGGCCCGCAGTCCCAGTGTCCACCGCCTGATGCCCCGAGGTCGTTGTGCTGACAGACCCCCATGGCCGCGGAGCCTTGCGCCTCTGCGGCCGACAACTTGCGGATGGGGATGCCGTAGTGGGCGCACTCCTCGGCCACCCAGGCGGCGGCGTTCTCGAGCATGACCGGGTGCTTGTGCCACTCGTCGGTCGGCCAGGCCGCGAATCCACAGAGCTCGGCCGCACACGAGTACGGGTTTGCGTTGCCCTGCGTCCAGGCTTTCCAGTCCCGGTCGACGTATTCACCGATCACGCCCGGAGTGTCGTCGATGCCGGTGTGCGAGCTGACGCCCGAACTCGAGGAGGCGAAGTAGTTGCCGAGCGACTGGTAGGTCAGCGCACCTTCGGCGGTGTGCAGCACGATCAGCCGGACGCCACTGCCCCTCGATGAGTAGTTGGGCGACCCGATCCAGTCGCGTCGGAGCGTCACTCTCGCCCCCGTTCGTGCCGTTCGTCGTCGTCGAGGGAGTCGGCGTCAAAGGACCGGCCCAACCGTCGCTCAGCCTCGATGCGACGGGGGTCGTCAGGGTTGAGCCAGCGCCCGTCCTCGTCCCGGTCGAGCGGACCCCGGTGCTGGTCGACCGGCTCGGTCGCTGGCTCGGGTGCGCGTTCGGGGAGTTCTCGGTCAGGAGGCATTGGGCTCCTCGGTGGGCTGCTCGGTGGGCTGCTCGGTGGGCTCCTCGGTGGGCTGCTCGACCTCTTCCTGCTCCTCGGTCTGAGGTCCTTGCTCGTCAGGTGTCGTCATCGTCTGCTCCTTGCTCGGGTCTTCTGCTGCCGGGTCGAACGGTCGTACCTGTGGGTCCCGGCCCTCATATGGTCTCACCTGCGGGTCCTCGCCGTCATGAGGGCGGACTGGGGCAGGCGGGGTGGCTGCCAGCGGCTCGGTCGGTGGGGGTGCGTCGGTCATTGGATTGGTGTCCCGTCCTCGTTGTAGTAGAGCCCGGCCACTGCCGGGTAGAGCGCCTGCGTGTTCGCCAGAATCTCGGCGTCGAGGATGAGTGTTTGGTCGATGATGCCGCCCTCCACGATGACCTGATCGGCGAGGCCCGGCGCAGCGCAGATCATGTTGTGGAACGTCAGCGTCACGTCGGGGCGGCTCTTGAGCAGGTCCTCGGACAGGGTCACGAGCATCGGGTCCAGGCTGTCCTTGAAGGTGCTTGCCTGTTGGAACATGCACGACCGGGTGCGCTGTTGAAACACGACGTCGGCGGTCAGTTGGGCTTGGCTCTCGTAGCTCATTCGATTCCTTTCAGCTCAGTAGTCGTTCGTCGACGACCTCGGCGTTGGCGGCGACCCATTCGTTCGCACACCCGTTCTGCTTGTAGAACTCGGTGAGCTCGTCCTCGGTGGCCTCGACCACTTCGTAGGTGATGCTGGTCTGGCCCTCGAAGCGGGCGATCTGTCGGACAGCTTTCATGGTCAGGCTCCTATCACAAAGGCGTTGATGCGGCAGGCGGCGTTCTGGATGAGTGGCTGCCCGGCGTAGCCCCAAACGAGGCCCCCGAGCGTGTCGAGTTTGCAGGTCGCCAGGTAGACCGTGATACCCATGCACCACTGCGGCGCGGCATCTCCGATCATCGCCATGACGCTCCATCCGTAAGCGAAGTTGCCCGCCAGCGGGCAGTAGGTGTCGGCGAACACTCCCGCCGTGACGACCCAGGAGTTCGCATACATCTTGTAGCGGGTGCCTTCCGGTGGGGCAGTGCCGACGAAGACGGTGTAGTAGTCGAGAGGGAGCACTTGGAGGTCGTCGACCACGCTGCCGGTTCCGGCTGGTCCGGGTGGTCCGGGTGGCCCTGGTGGTCCCGGTGGTCCCGGCTCCCCGAGGGGAACGTAGAGCTGTGTCGCTTCGTCCCAATACATCGCGGTCGGCACGCTCAGGCTCCGATCATGAAGTGGAGAACCTTGACGCCGCCAAACTGGACAAGGTTCATCGGAGTCGTGCTGGAGACCCGAGCATTGAGGCTGACGAAGTCGGACGGCCAGTTCGACCAGTCGTGCGAGAAGCAGATGTTGTTGCCAGCGGTCGGCACGGGCTCCGCCGCCACCATCATGCCGCTGTAACCGATGGCGAACTGCGGGACGTAAGTGACCGGGATTTTCATGGTGGCGTTGGCGTTCGTGCTGTAGATGTAGAGCCCGAAGAACAGCTTGAGTCGGGTGTCAGGAGGCGGAACGACTCCGACGTGGCACGAGAGCATGACGACGCGCAGCGTGTCGGGCGGTGGTGGTCCGCCAGGTCCGGGCGGGCCGACTGGTCCGGGTGGGCCGACTTCTCCTCGAGGTCCGGGCGGGAGGACCACGTCGGCATAGGTGCCGTCTGTTTTCGAGTAGCGCAGCACTCATGCCCCCAGGACGAAGCAGGTGATCTCCATGGCGTTGTTCATGATCTTGCCGCCCCATACATACCAGCACAGGAAATCGAACTTGGTGAGGCTGGACCATCCCTGGACCAAGTTGATGCCGAAGTCGTATTGAGCGGTCGGCTTGGTGATCCAGCCCATAGGAAGGTAGGCGTACTCGAAGCGGATGCCTCGGTCCGGTAGGTGGATGGTGGCTGTGCCGAAGTCGTCGCTCGTGCCGGTCCACTTGAAGACGTAGAGCGTCTTGCGTACATCGACTGGCGGCTGGCCGACGCCGCAAGGGTAGAAGCTCGGTAGCAAGAGAAGTGAGTCGGGAGCCGGTGCGGTCTCGGGTCCTGGCGGGCCGGGCGGACCTGTTGGGCCTGCCGAGCCAGTTTTGCCGGGTGGCCCGGTCAGGTCGGCATACGCAGTGCCGTGCCAGACCTTGAGCGTCGGTGGCGGAGTCACGGCCCAACGCGGTGTGCGATCAGCGTGGACGGGAACTGGTTGCCGCCTGCCGGGTCGAGAAAGCAAGCGATCCCTCCACCGACCGCCAGTCCGATCCGGTCACCGGCGACTAACGGAATGTCGTCAGCGACCGAGATGGCGGGGTAGATGCCCGTGGTGTTGCAGCAGTTCTTGGCTCGCTTCACAGCGTTGACCTTGATGTAGACGTTCCAGTTGGAGGTCAGCGTGACGTTGCCAGCCCCGTTGGCTGTGGCGAAGTGAGCAACGACGTGATAGATGCCGTCACCGCCAGGCGGGACAACAAGACAGTCGGTCTCCACTGTCATGCCGAACATGCCGGGCGTGTCTTCTTGGAGCCACACGTCGAGGTCGTCGAATCCTGCGGCTGTTCCAGGTTGGCCGGGACGTTGGGTGGCGCGTCCGCCTATCGGGCCGGGGTCGGCTGATGGATCAGGGGCGCTCGTGTCGACCCACAGGTAGCCCTCGGGCGGTGCCGGTGCGGGAGCGTTGGGATCGGGCGGTGTGTCGGAGACCTCGACGTAGACACCGCTTGGTCCGGTGTCGGGGCTGGTGAGGTCGGCGTAGTCGCTGCCGTCCCAGTATTTCAATGTGGCGACGGGCGGAGCGTTGTAGACGAACCCGATGCTGCCCTTCTCGACGGTGGGGTTGTTCGGGTCCATGAAGCGGAGCACGACGGCTCCCCCTGCGGCGGGACCGGGTGGCAGGGTGACGAGACCAACGGCGAAGTCGACGTAGTCGACGACCTCGTAGTGGACACTGAGGTCGCCGGGCGGGTCCATCCAGCACGGCCCGCCGAACGTCCAGGCGTTGCCGGTCACGTCGGCGGTGTAGCCGCCTTCCACGTCGCCGTTGTCGGGCGTGATGGTGAGCATGGTGCCGGTCGGCGGGGCAGGCACCAGGGGTTCGCCTGCCGCGCTGCCGGTGTCCACCCACAGCAGACCTTCGGGCGGCGTGATGGTCGGTGCGTTGGCGTCGGGCGGCGTGTCGCTGACGTCGGCGTAGCCTCCGCCCTGTCCGGCTGGGCCCTCGGGACCGGGTGGTCCGACCGGGCCGGGGTCGCCGGGCGGGCCGGTGTTGCCGGGAGGACCGGGCACGGTGGAGTCGGCACCGGGAGGACCAGTCGGGCCGGGCGGGCCAGGGACGGTGGAGTCTGCGCCGGGTGGGCCCTCGGGGCCGGGTGGACCCTCCGGTCCAGGTCCTCCGGGCGGGCCGGTGGTCGAGGTCTTGACGGTCTTCCGCTCGGGCGTGTCGACTGCGACGTTCGGCGGCGGGTACTGCTCGCTCACGTCTGTCATCACGCCACCTGGAACGCGTAGCGGGGCGGGCTGGTGGTGACGACCGGACCGAGCACGAGCGGGTCGGGCAACGGTGAGGCCGTGACGCCGTCCACTCGAAATCCCTGCGGGGTGAGGCCCGACCCCGGTTGGTTCGTCATCGCCGGACTGACCGCTGGGTCGAAGGAAGACTCGCCGACGCGTAGAGAGAACGAGCCGGAGGCGATGCTGAACACGACACCGGCGAGCCAGTAGATCGTGCCTGCCTCGAACGTGAAGTCGAACGGCACTCGCAGCGGCCCGGCTGCGGTCAGCGCGACGACTCCAGTCTCGGCCAGGAGCGGTCCCGGCTGTGCGCCGATGTCACCGTAGAGGCCCACGTCGAAGTTGACCGGGCCGGGAGGGTTGATGGTCACCACGTCGATGAGCACGGCCTGAATGGCCTGCGACGTGTCCGCGATCCACGGAGCGACGTGGAGCTGGCCGACCGCATACGCACTCGACGAGCTCCGCTGGACTGCGATGGGGAAGAACCATGAGTCTGCCGGTCGGACGAGGTCGAGTGCTCCTGCTGGGCCGGGTGGTCCGGCTGGACCCGGTGGGCCGGTCGTGCTCACGTCGACCTTGGGCCTCGGTGCGAGGATCACGTCGACCTCGCGGTTCGTCACCGGGTGACCTCGGCGGTAGTGGTGATCTTTCCGGCAGCCAGCGTCGTGATCCTCCCGCCCGCATCGGTCACATGGCAGTCCCACACGGCACTGCCGCTGATCTTGGCGGACTCGGAGCCGGGGAGCCATAGCGTGATGACGTTGCCCGAGTAGGCGGGGGTGAACCGGGCTAGGACCTCTTCGTCGTTGGCGGTCTTGCGGACCTGCGCCTCGACGATGGTCTCGGCCAGGTCGACCTCGCTGTCGTCGGGGTTCGTCACCGTCAGCGTCATGGTGAAGTCGTCGCCCTGGTAGAGGTTCAGATCGACCTGCGTCGGCAGTGCGGTGATGGTTGTCATTGACATTTGAATGTCACCTCGCCTTGATGATCCAGAGTGCTCCGAGGAAGGGTGGGTCGTAGGGCTGGCTGCCACCGGCACCGTAGATGCCGATGCCGGTGCCGCTGCCCCCGATCCAGATGCCGGTGCCCGATCCTCCGGTGCGGAACACGGTCGAGAAGACCGTTTGTGCCGTCACCGAGTAGTTGCTCAGACCTTGGGTCGAGCCCCAGGCGCCCGCGGTGCTGGGGTTGGAGTCGTGGGCGTGACCGGGGTCACCGATGCCGTGACCGTGGCCGGGGTCCGAGATGCCATGGGCGTGCGAGGGCATCTGACTCACGGTGATGAGGCGTGAACCTCCCCGGCTGCCCGGTTGGGGTGACAGGGCGCCTCCGGCCCCGATGATGGAGCGGTCCCGGCTGTCGGGTAGGCCGAAGGTCCCTGCCGCCGAGTCGCCGCCGTAGTCGTTGCCGACGACGAGGTACAGGTCGGGCCAGTCGCTCACCTTGTGGTCGGTCGAGCCGTCCAACCAGAGGTGGTCGGCCGGGAGGGTGCCTCGACCGGGGAAGGCGTACATGGTGCCCACCGGACTGCCGCCCGACACTGGGACGCCACCGGGACGCTGGTCGTGTATGTCGGCGTCGACGATGGCAGCGGAGCCACCAGGGCGGTCGACGTAGGCGATGGCGACGGTGCCTGCCGGTGGGGCCGGGACGACGGGGTTGGCGTTGACCTCGGCGCCCAGCACCGCCTCGAAGACCCAGTCGTTGTTGACGCCGCCGTCGAGGTCGGTTCCTCGAGGTCGGCAGATGATGAGGTCCTCTCGGACGAGGCCCTGCGCCGGTGCTCCGGGGGTCCAGGTGAGCGCCTCGATGGCATCGCTCACGCACAGGGTCGACCCGGTGTTGTTGGCCGAGGGCACGACGATGATGCCGGGGTCGATGTTCAGTGCCGTCCCTCCGCCTGCCGTGACCCGGCAACCGCGGCTGGCGGCGCCTTGCCAGAGCGCACCGATGAGCTGACGGTCCAGGGCTGCCGAGTAGGCGCCGGACTGAATCCAGAGCTGTGTGTGTCGGGTCATGTCATCTCCTTGCGAGAGCGTTCACGTCGCGGGCCTGTGCGGTCAAGAGGTCGCCGAACTTGACGTCGGGACGCCCGAGCCCGAGCACGACGTTCTCCTCCCCGTTCTCCCCGTAGTCGTAGGTCAGGGCAACTACTTCGACCTCGGTGAGCACGTTCAGTCGTCCGGCCCGGATGATGAGCGTGACCACGTCGCCCATCTTCGGATGGCCCCAGCGATACCAGCCCCAACGGAGCTCGACGCTGTAGGTCGGCAGCAGCACGCCAGCCAGGGCGAGGTCGCCGTCAGCCTTCTCGTTCAGTGTGCTCTGCATCTTCACGTCCGAGGCGTTGTCGCCCTTCATCCAGAGGCCGATGGGCTTCACGCTCACGTTGTTGGCGTCGTCGACGTTGAATCGTTCGGCGAACATGGGCGGTGGGTTGTCCGACACGTCGGCGGGGTCGGGGGCACCGACGACCCGGACGAAGTTGGCGTAGTTGCCGCTGTTGATCGAACGGCTCAGGGCCCGCACGCTGGAGCCGTACTCGAGGATGAGGTCGGTGCGGAGCGTGCCCTGGTACGGGTAGAAGATGCGGACCTGGTCACTGCCCCAGCTCGTGCCGGGGAGGGCGTCGTAGTTGAAGTTCCTGCCGCCTTCCGTGTCGGTGTTCGCCACGTTCGCCAGGTTGTCGAGGGCCTCGGCGAGGTCCTGCGACGGCTCGTAGGCCCGGTCGCGCAGCACACCTGCCGGGTTGCGCTCGGTGCCGTCGGGGTTCACGAGGATGGTGTCGAGTGGCAGGTAGGCACCGGGGTCCAGGCCGGTCTGGTAGCACGCTCGCGTGATGATGTCGCTGGCAATCGCGTCCTGGTCGATCTGAGTGAAGGTGGCGGGCTCTCGCAGCAGGCGGCGGCTCAACATCGCCAAGTAGTCGTGGCAGGTGAACTGCACCGTGTCCACCTGCTCGGAGAGGGTGTCCTGGGACTGGGTGACGATCCCCCGGATGACCGCTACGTCGCGCCCCTGCTCCTCGTCCCAGCGCCAGGCGACCACGTCGGTCTGGAGCTCGTGGATCAGCGTAGCGGCGGGGGAGAGGCCGTCGAGGGTGAAGGTCAACTGTGCCGGTTTGTTGAGCTGCTGTTCCACTCGGATGCTGCGGGCGTGGACAATCTCGGCGATCAGCAGCTCGTCCAGGCTCATTCCCCCGGAGAAGGCGCGGTGATGGACCGTGAGGCGCCACAGACCGCGGCCCTCGGGGAGCGGGGCTGACATTTGAATGTCAACGGTCATGCCAGGTACGCGTCCTGCCAGATGACCTCGGCCAGCGTGTTGTCCGACGTGCTGCTTCCGGCCAGGTGGATCACGTTCACCCACGGCAGCGGGTAGATGAGCGGCCACTGCGTCGCCTCGAAGTCGAGACTGCCGAACACGGACAGCTTCGGGTCTCCGTTCAGGTGCGCCGAGCGTGCCTTGCAGTCCACCTTGACCCACTCGCCGGAGCCGACCGTGAACGATGACTTGAAGGCGACCTGTCCCTGCACCGGATTCCGGTCAGGGTCGACTGCTCCGAAGCTGACCATCGGCTGTGTGATCGGCCCGTAGATCATCAGCAGTGGTGCCACGGGGAGGTCGCCTCGACTGATCGGTTGTCCCGGTATGGGCCCGGTGCCCGCGACGTCGGTGTAATCCCGGTCAGGAATCCAGGGTGGCTCGTAGACGCGCCCTCCTGCCTCGCCCGAGCCGGACCAGGTCGACGATGTGCTGGGCACGGCGCTGCGGATGAGGGCATCGGGTGCGATCCACGAGAGCTGGAGGTCTCGCCTCGTCGGGACTCCCATCGGTGAGGACCAGGCACTCGCTCGCAGGACGATCATCCGCTCGTCGGGGTCGTCGCTCTGCCGGGTGTAGTGCAGCTCCGGTCGAGCACCGGGGTCCATGTACCGACCGAACTGCTCGACGATGGAGTCCAGTGAGAGCCTGCCGTCGGGTACGGCAGTGATGGTGGCCGTCACCACTCGCCCTCCGAAGAACTTGGTCTGATCGTCGAGGCCGTGCTGGATGGGGGCGGGGTTCGTCACGTCGCGGATGTCGGGGAAGCCGAGGTCGAGTGCGGTGCAGACCCATCCTCCGGCCACGTCGTCGAGGTAGGTCCTCATTCCGTTGAGCACGAGCCAGGCGGCGCGTGGCATCAGATTCGTTGGGTCTGCACGACCCAGCTCGCTTTCTTCATGAACGCCTCCACGTCGAGTTGGTCATGGAAGTGGGCTTCTTGGATGACGACCGAGGGCCCGCCGTAGCTTGCGGCACCGGCCCCGGCTGCGGTGGTGCCTCCGGTCAGCGACGGCACGCTCATGGGGACAGCGAGCAGGTCGGTCATCGCCATCGACACGGTAGGCGCCCCGCTGTTGATCCCCGCTGCCAGTCGGTTCGTGAGGGCAAGCCCCGACTTGAGTGGGTCGCCCGCGCCGGACAGCGGACCACGCTTGGCGGGTGAGTGCGGCAGGTGCGAGGTGATGAAGCCGCCTACGCCGCTCATGGCGCTGCCGAGCGCACCGGGGATCGCTTCGGTGATGCCTCGCGCCAGGCTGGCGATGACCGTCTTGCCCGCCTCGTAGAGGACCGAGCCGAGATCGGGCACAGCGTTCTTGATGTCGGTGCCGAGGCCGCTCAGCTTCGACCACAGGGTCGTCAGTCCGTTCTCGGCTCCCTTCACGGCTTCGCCGAAGCCAGTCGACAGTGCGTTCCAGATGGAGCTGCCGATATTGGCAAGCCCACTGCCGACGCGACCGGCGACTCCGCTCACCATCCCCCACAGTCCGCCGATGCCCGCCTCCGCTCCGTTGACCGCTTGTTGGAAGCCGCCGACGAGCGCCCCCCATATCGCACCGCCGAGGTTGGCGAAGGCCGTGACGACTCGACCGGCGATGCCGGTGACCCAACCCCACAGTCCCGAGATGCCGGTCTCGGCCGCACCGACGACCAGGCCGAACGCCGTCGTGACGAGGTTGACGATGTCGCCGCCGAGGTTGGCGAGGAAGTCGATGACCTTGGTCGGTATGCCGCTGACGGTGTCCCAAAAACTGCCGAGTGCGTCGGCGATGCCGGGGCCGAGTGAGGCGAACGGGGCGGTGATGTAGTCGAACAGCAGTTTCGGGATTCCCTGCACGGCCCGGACGATGTCCTTGACCATGTCCCACACGGCGCGACCGGCGGCACCCCAGTCTCCGTGCAGGATGTCCCATATGGCCTTGAACGCGTCGATGTAGAGCTTGAACAGCGGCTCGACGACGTGCCACGCATCCATCATCAGCCGGGCCATGGTGGTGAAGGTCGAGCCGATCACGTCGCGCAGTGGCTTGATGGCCTCGTAGATGCGCCGGGTCCACATGCTGACGAAGCTGTAGGCGTCCTTCCACGCCTCGCCCAGGTGCGGCAGCCAGGCGATGGCGGCGCTGAGTCCGTTCGCCATTTCGATCAGGCCCCGGTTGACGCCCTTGAACGTGGCGGTCGAGATGGGTTCGAGGCCCACCTTGGCCTGGTTGCCCAGTTTGCCGAAGCTGCCGCCTACGGTCGCTGTTTGCTTGGCGGTGTCCTTGATCGCGTTGTTGGAGCCCTCGACCGACTTGGACATCTCGTCGAAGTTGAACTTGCCCGAGGAGATCGCCTCCACCATCGTCGGAGCGGCTTTCTTGCCGAACGTTTCGATGGCGAGGTTCAGTGCATCCTGCGGGTCCTTGGCGTCTTGGATGCCCTTGATCGCCTTCTTCATCGCGTCGGGGATCGAGACCCCCGCGCCCTTGGCAACGTCGGCCGAGGCCGAGCTGAGCTTGTCCTGTGCCTTCGCCAGGTTCTCCGATGCGGTTTGGTAGGCCGCCGATCCGGGCTTCGCCTTGGCGAGGGCGGCTTCGTACTTGGCGACCTGTTCTTCCGCCTTCTGCATGGCCCCGCTCGACTTGCCCATGCCCTTGACGATGTTGGTCGAACCGAGCTGCATCCCCTGCATGACCTTCGGGACGTTGAGTCCCTCCTTGCTCCACTGCGCGACGGCCGAGACGCCGTCGTTGAAGCTGTAACCCATCGTTTTCAGAGCCGGGGTGAACTTCGTCACGCTGCCGGAGAGCTCCGAGAAGCTGACGCCCGACTTCTGCGAGGCCCGGAACATGGCGTCCATGGCCGGGCCCGCGTTCTTCGCCGGTATCTGCCACGCCTCCATGGCGTGCGTGAACGACTCGACGTTGGTCTTGGCGTCGGTCTTGGTGATGCGGGACAGCGTGAGTATCTGCGTCGACAGTCCATTGAGCGAGGTGCTCGTCGGCCCGGTGTACCGCTGCATCCCGATAATGGCCTGGCTGATCTCGCCGAAGCTGGCGGGCGTTGTCTTGGCGACGGCCTTGAACGACTGCTCCAGCGATTGCAAGTCGGTGCCGGTCGCTCCGGTGGCACGGGCGATGGTGCGGTACTGCTCCTCGAAGCTGCCGCCCAACTTGTAGAGACCGACGCCGATGGCGGCTGCTCCGGCGACCGCCGCACCGGCAGCGATGCCCCACGGTCCACCCTTACCGAGCAGTCCGGCGAGCTGGAGGACGCCGCTCTTGGAACCACCGAGCTGCCCCTGCATCTCTTGGCCCATGGACCCACCGAGCTTGGCGCCCAAGAGCTGACCAATCGGCCCCATCTTCCCGCCGAGCACGGAGCCGAGGTTGGTCAGTTGTCCTTGGAGATTCTTCGAGTCGGCCTCGAGGGCGACGTAGCCCTTGCCTACCTCAGTCGCCACGGCGACCTCCGAGGAACGCTTGCAGCTCTCGCCAACTCACGCGCTCCCGCTTCTTCTCCTGCCACGGACGGGGAATCTTGAGCGGGTCGGGCACCGTCTTCGCTCCGCCGAGTGCGAGCAGGGCCCGGTACGAGGCGAACTGGACCTCGATCAGGGTGGCGAGCATCTCGGGCACTTCCCAACCAATGCGTCGGCGTTCTTGCGCTTCGGCGAGGAGCGCGTCGAAGTAGTTGCGCCCCCCACCGAGCAGTTCAGTCGGGGCGAGGCCGGTAATCATCGTCAGGTCTGCGAGGAGGTGTCCGGCTCCGCTCCGTTGGGCGCCGTTGCCGTAGGGTCCGGCGGTTCCCACTCAGCGAGGTCGCTGGCGATGAACTGCTCCAACCAACCCACGAGCTCGTCCCGGTCGACCGGGGGGCGGCTGTGGGTCGAGTAGAACGCCATCCACCCGCTGTCCTTTGCGGTGTCGGGCGTGCGGTGGAACTCTTCCTCGAAGAGGACCGCCAGGTACGGCGAACCGACGAACGTGGTCTCGGTTGTGCCGTCCCGGCGCGTCAGCACCAGGACTTGTGCCACTAGGCCGCTTCGATGTTGGAACGTGCAGCCTGCGTCCCGCCGCCGTTAGTCGTGCCGGGGGCCCAGCTCGTCGGGAACACGAACTTGAACGCCGGGCCGCTCGAGGCAGCCTGGATCGAGAACGTCAACGGCATCTCAGCCGCCGCCGTCTTCTTCCACGGGATGACGACGTTGTCGCTGAGCAACACGCGAGGTGCCCAAAAAGACCAGTCCTCTTGGCCGTCGTGAGCGACGATGAACAGCGCCCGCACGTCGAGTTGGGATGCGTCGGCCGGGGTGAACTCGCCGGTCAGCTCGTCGTAGGTGCCGCCGCCGAGGGCGAGCAGCAGGTTCTCCACGTTGGACTGCATGAGCGTGAACTTCACCGACTTCGGCGCCTCGGTCGTAATCATCCGGAGCGTGTCGAAGCTCTGCCAGCCCTTGAGCGTGTCGGTCGTCTTGCCGAACGTGAACTCCACGGCGTCCTCAGTGGCGTAGCCATGGTCGATCCACGGATCGACGAGGTCTGCGGTCGGCATCGGCGTGTCCTCGGGTGCCGTCCCGATGTGGCCGTTTCCGGCAACGTACAGCTCAGATGCGTCGAGTCCGGGCATCTGTGCCTCCTAACTTGACATTTGAATGTCAGTCTCCATGGCAGGGACTTCCTGCCGTGTGCTTACCGGCGAGGGACTACCTGCCGGGTGATGCTCGAGACCGGGGGCTCCCCGACTCGGGTGTACGACCAGTTGCAACGTGTAGCGATACCGCGGCTTAGGTGGATCGTAGGTGCTGTCGGCGCTGTTGACGAGACCCGAGACCTTGACCGAGCTGATGACCCCGGTGGGCCAGACACCGGGCAAGCGGGTGCTCGCGGCCCGGAGTAGCTCGGCGAGACCTCGGGCCTCGACCGTGCCTCCGTCTGCCCACACGTCGACCTGGCACGCTGCCTGCTCAGCCCAGTATGGGTCCCCGTTCCACATGGGGTCCCCCCCGATGCGGGACACCCGAGCCAGGGGGAATGTTCGCTGCTTGGGCACGACGGAGTAGATGCGCTCACCGAGTGCCGAGTCCGTGACCTCGGGCATGGTGAGCAGTCCATGGATGGCGAGTGCTTCGGCGTCGGGAATCTCGACGGTCATCCGCCGCCTTCTTCCCAGCGGTCGACCTGGGCCTGCACTGATTGGGTCAGCGTGCGGAACGGGTCGTTGTTGATCGTCCCGTACTCGAGGTAGAACCAGTAGTCCACGTCGGCCGAGAGGTACGAGGCAGGCGCCGCCTGCCCACTCAGCACGCCGGAGCGGATCGAGTCCCGGTAGGCCCCGGTGAGGACCGGGGCGATGGAGACGGCGTTGCTCTCGGCAGCCTTGGCGACACGTTCGAGGTAGGAGATGCACTCGGGCGTCTGGATGACCTTCTCGCCCGCGTCGGGGTAAATCTCGACTTCCTTGGTGAGCTGTGCCATCACGCCGCCCGACTCAGTGAGCCGTGAATGTGGTCGGCCTGCCCGTGCAGGTTGCGCGCCAGCCAAGGGTCGGCGGTGAACTCGTAGGTCACTCCGTCCACCACGAGCTGGTCGGTGCCGTGCGGGAACGGTTCGCTGACGGGCAACCAGACGAACCAGAGCTCGGCCGAGAGTTGTCCTTCGCCGATCTCGGAGCGGGCCTTCTGTTGGAGCACGCAGGTCGTCTCGACCTCGGTCCAGACGCTCGTCGGGTCGTTGTGCTCGTCGGGAGGCCCCGGCGTCTGGTAGCGGATCGTGCAGGGGATCGAGGGGTGACGGAGCAGGGTCATGGTTCGGCCAGCTCCCGGTCCATCGGCCACCACCACGAACCTCCGTAGCCGCCCAACCCGTAGGTCAGTGGGTGGGGGACAGCGAGGCGCACCGACGCCAGGTCGGGTGGACGCCAGGGTCGGAGCAGCGTGCGCCAGGCCGAGGGCAACAGACCTTCGGCGTTGCCATGCACGGCGTACTGGTTCTCGATCAGCCCGACCTTCTCCATGGTGACCGCGCCCGAGTTGCCAGCGGGGTTGGTCATCATCGTCGAGGCCGTCTGGCAGGTGACCAGGACGGCGGGTTCAGGTACGGGCCCCGGATCGGGCACGGGGTCGTCCTGCACCCACGGCAGGAGTCCGGGCGCCACCCCCGCGACGACGGACGAGCTGACGATGAGCAGGTAGTCGAGGCGGGGTTCGTCCTCGGTCCCTACCGGGCCGATCAACAGCTCGTAGTCGGCGAGGGAGGCGAGCGGAATCATCAGACGAGGAATATCACCGCCACCGCCAGGACGCACAGTCCAGCAGCGACGACCACCGGATGACCGGGCAGGTCCTCGGGGACGAGGAACTTCACCAGCCGGGCGACGGGCGTCACCATCTGAGACAGCACGGCGACAGCGAACAGCGCCGCCGCCACGATTGCCAAAATCTGGACCGTGAGCGGACTGGCCGAAACGATGTCTGCGATCACGACCCCGGCACCGTCACATTCTCGACGATGCGTTGGCCGGTGACGCCGACTACTCCGATGAGGTGGAAGACGCCGTCACCCGAGTAGGTGTGGTCGAGGCCACCTGCAGGCGAGTCCTCGTCCCGGCAGTCACCGAAGCGCCACATGATCCTGCCGGGCGCTCCGGTGACCGTGAACCGAATGGTCCTGCCGCTCGGGTCGGTCGGGTTGACGCCGACGACCACTGTGGCGACCGGGACAGCCATTAGCTGTTGTTCCGCTTGGCGGGAGCGGCAGCCTCACCCTTCGATGCCTCGTCGGCAGCGGGCTCGTCGGCAGGCGGAGTGAAGGTCGCTCCGACCAGTCCAGGTGGAATGTGCGCCCACGGCTTGGCGCCACCGGGGGCCTTGTCGGTGACCGGCTTGCCGATCACGCAACCGAGCCGCATGTGACACCGCATGATGCGCTTGTCCTCTTGGAACGCCGAGACCAACACCTGCCCCTGGGCGTCGGCCAGCACGGCCTCGTCGGAGTAGTCGACCTGCACGTCCTGGCGGATGCCGATACGCAGGCAGGTCCAGTCTCCGGTGAAGCTGATGGCCTGGGTGGTGTCGAAGGCAGCGCCCCGGCTCCACTGGATCGGGTAGCCGTAGACCGACGCCGTCGGGGAGGCCCCGGCGATCTCGGGGACGTACAACGGCTCACCCGTCGAGGTGCGGGCACCTCGGAGCATCGAGCGCACCGTCACGTCAGCGGCATGTCCGGTCGGGTCCAGTCCCGTCGCCTCAACGGTGCCGAGGGCGGCGTTGTAGAGCCCGGCGATGTCGTTCTCGGGCGCAGCGGGCAGTGCGACCGCCGCCGAGTTGCCGAACACCCCCCCGACGGGGAAGCTCGAGGGAGCGCCGACGCCGAATAGCACGGCCTCGTCGACCACCTTTGCCAGTGCCTCGATCATGCGAGGTTGGATGGACGCCCACAGTGGGAAGCCCGCGTCGTCGACGTAGGCCATCGGCACGTCGATGGTGGCGGCGACCTCCTCGGCCTTGAGGACCAGGGCGGTCCAGGCCATCTGTGTCGTCGGCTTGCGCTCACCGACGCCGATCCATCCAGCAGTCGGCATCGACGCGAGGACGGGCACCGCCTGCGATCCGGTGGGCATCGGTTGGGTTGAGGCTAAGGCCAGTGCAGCGGAGGTTGTCGTGACACCTTCGATGACGGCGGCTTGCACCTCTTGGGGTATGAGGTTCGGGTCGAGTGTGACCACTCGTGACTCCTTTCGGCCTCACTGACATTTGAATGTCAGGTGGGACTCAACGTGCTCGGAACAGAGCGTCCATCGCTTGCGTCGGAGTCGCGGCGGCTGGAGGCTTTCGACTGTGACTGCCTCCGTCGGCTGAGCCGGAGCGGGAGGTTCCGTCAGCACGGAGAAACGGTCGCTCCTCGAGCAACTGCTTCACGAGTGCGCCCACGTCACCCTCCACTTGGCCGTCCTTGACGACCAGCGTCCCGCCCAGGAGAGCGGCGACGACGTCGGGGTCGACTGCCCCTGCCCGGACTGCCTCGGAGATGACGGCAGCACGGATCAGCAGGCGGTCACGCTCGACGACCGCAGCGTCCCTCTCGGCGACGGCTGTGCTGGCCTTCGCAGTGGCCTTCTCAAGCTCAGTCGCACCAGCCTGCTCCATCTCGGCCAGACGAGCCTTGATCTGCTCATAGTCCGAGTACGGGGCGAGTGCCTTGCGGCGCTCCTCCGCAACGATTGAAGCGACCTGCTCCTGAGTAAGTGTCTTGGCGCCTGAACCTTCGTCCCCAGGCGGGGGACCTTCGCCCGAACTGCCTTGGCCCACGGGCGCTGGGCCTGCGCCGGATTGCCCACCGGCGTTGGGATCACTCATGGTGTACCTGCTTCTGTCGATGCGTCAACTGGTGGGAGCTCCGGGGCGGGCGCCGGTGTCGGACCAGGGCCGGGCCCCGGAGGCTCCACCTGCAAGGCTTTCATACGTTCGACCTGCTGGGGTGAGAAGTAGCCCGACAGCTCCCACAGCATCTCGGGCGGGACGCCGAGACCGGCCAGCTTGACGAGCAGGTCGCCGGTCTGTGCGTCGGACTTGGTCTCGGCGGAGGCCCACAGGGTCTCGCAGCTCGTGTCGTCGGCGTAGGGACTGCCCTCGATCAGCAGCGCCAGTCGAAGTGTCTGCTCCCATGCCTCGCCCAGGAACCTCTGTCGCCGCTCGACCTTGGCGACCAGTCCGGTCTCGGCTGCCTTGAGCGCCTCGCCCGAGGGCATGTTGCCGTGGGGGAGCAGGTAGTAGGCGGGGGTCCGAGTGATCGACGCCAAGTGCTGGATGTCGGCCTCGGCGGCACCGATGTAGTTGACGAGGTTGGCCTCGGAGAACTCGCCGAACTTGGCCTCGGGGTTCTCGGTCATCCAGAGTCGGTCGACGGCGGCACGGAACGGTTCGAGGACCTCGCCGGTGTCGGGGTTGCGCGGTATCTCCATGCCTGTCACCCACTTCTGGCGGAAGGCCGAGAACTGTGCCGACAGCAGACGGTTGAACACGGTCTCGTTGATGCGGTCCATGATGTCGATGGCCCCACCGTCGAGCTCGCTGCGTCCTCCGGTCAGCAGGCGTGGGTTGTTGGGGAACTCGACGACCGGCACCTGCCCGAACGGGTTGGCGAGCGGCCAGTCCTCTCCGGGCACGTCTCGTGGGACCCACCCGGCCATCGGGGGCGAGTACGAACCACTGCCGCGGGCCGAATACTTGTAGAGCGCCAGCGGCGTGTAGAGCGTGGCGTGCCAGTAGCCCCAGTCGTCCTGCCAACGCTTGAGGGCCATGGAGGCCGTGAGCTTGTGGTCCGGGGCGTAGCAGATGACCTCGGTCGGGGACTCGGCGGTGACCCGAGCCAGGCCGTCGTCGTCGGGCCACACGATGGCGTAGCCGTACCCCCATACGAGCGCCTCGACGTGCAGGGCGTCGGACCAGGCGTCGAGGTTGTTGCGCTGCCAGATGTCCTGCCAGACCTCGAGGTCGGCCTGCTCGTCCTGCCAGCGGAACCCGACGACCCGCAGGCGCTCGTTGACGCAGTCGACGACGAGTTCGGCCCAGTTCGACTTCGCGGCCCGGAGGAGTCGGCGGTAGACGAGCGTGGCTGCCGACGGTCCCGTGGGGAGCCGGTGCTCGCCTCGGTAGTAGGCGTCGTAGAGGGCGGACTGCTGGTAGCGCCGGGTGAGTGCGTCGCCGAGGTACTGCACCCAAAAGACGGGGTCGAAGCCCTCCGGTGCTCGTTCGAACATCGTCACCCCGTCGACGACGGAGGGTGAGGGTGGGACGAGGCTCACTTTCGCCCGCGGGGCGTGTGGTGCCGGGTGGAGATGTCGGGGTAGCGGCGGTTCACCTTGCGCTCGACGGTGGCGTAGGTCCCTGCCGTGTTGGACTGCGCCGCCCGACTGAGCGCGTTGCGGGCCCGCTTCTTGGTGTCGATGGGGTAGGAGTTGCGTCCCTTGCCACCGACGCTCGAGGACTTGGGGTAGACGACCTTGGAGGCCGGAAGTGCTGCTCGGCGTCGGTTGCTGATCGCCATAGGACTACAGCTTGCACCCTCGGAACCCAGCCGATCCACCCCTGACATTCGGATGTCAACCGAAGCTGGCGACCGAGTAGCTCTTGGCGACCGGAGCCGGGGCGGTCGTCACACCCCAACGGGCCAGGGTGGCAGCCATGAGCGGGGTGATGTCAGCGGCGTCTCCTCGACGGTCCCACCGCCACGCTTCCCCTGCCTTGCGCTTGGTGGCCGAGATCACGGCGTCGGTCAGTCGGTAGTCGCCCAGGTGGCTGAGCCGGGCATGGACGGCGGCGTCGTAGAAACTGCCGCAGGCCCGAGTCAGCTCCGTGAGAGAGATGACCTTCACCCGGTGTGCCTTGTCCTTGAGCTTGCGGTCCTGGTAGTGCGTCAGGCGCTCGAGGGCCGGGATGGCGGAGGCGGCGGGCGAGCCCCGGTCGATGATGATGGACGCGTTCCAGGTGTTGGCGACCTCGGCGGCCCGGTTGATGAGGAGCTCGACGTTGGCGCCTGCCTCGATGACCTCGAGCGGGGTGAGGACGTCACCGTCCTCGCCGACCAGTTTGCCTGCAGCGCACAGTGCGCCCCGGTCGCGTTCGGGGGTGAAGTCGAGACCGAAGCACACCTCGACGCCGACCTTGGCGGCGTCGTTGCGGCACCCTCCCCATGTGATGGCGTCGATGCCGAGGATGTCGGCCGAGTCCATCCAAATGTTCAGGTGCTCACGGAAGAAGGTGTCCTTGTCCATCGTGAGCGCACCGTCGCTGAGTGCCTGTTCGATGACGCCACCGGGCAGTCCGAGCGAGGGATTGGCTTGCGTCCAGGCCAGGTGGCTGAACTGGAGGTCGTCGTTGTCGATGTTCTCGGGGCACCATTCGAACCAGCACATGGTCGAGGCGTCGTTGTCGACCTCGAGACGGCCGACATCGGTGTAGTGCCGCCAGAGTCCGCTGGCCGAGTCCCCCGCGTTGCTCAACAGCCATATCTGCGCGTGTGCCTTCGCTGCCATGGCGGGAGCGATGGCCGAGACGACGCTCATGTCGTTGTGGGCATGGGCCTCGTCGATGATCGCCAGGTCGATGCTGAGCGACCGACCGGCCTTCTTCGAGGAGGGCGTCACCGGCAGATAGCGGGAGCCGTTCTGCATGACGAGCATCTCACGGTGGTTGGTGCGGTCGACGTGGTCGACCCGTTCGGCAAAGGGGGTGTCCATCAAAATGTTGATGTGCTCCTCCCACTTGGTGCGGGCCAACCCCCGGTCCTGTGCGGTGTAGGCGATGGTCGCACGCGGTTGGATCAGACCTCGAGCGATCCGTGAGCACACGAGCGTCGTCTTGCCGTTCTGCCGTGAGACCGACACGCCCACGGTGCGGTACAACGGAATCTTGGTCTGCGGGTGGTACTCGCCGCTGACGTCGACCACCTCGTCCTGCCAGGGGAACAGCCTCCAGCCGAGCATTGCCGCCACCTGCCGGTCGAGGTCGCCTCGGGTCGGGTACTGGGGCTGGCGTCTCGTGCCCCATCGTGGACTAGCTGCTGATGTCCGTGTTACGCGGGTCAAGCTCACGAGCAATCCGTTCCCATGGGTCCTCGTCTGCCTCGACGAGCTCCTCGAGTCCCTGCAGTTCTTCGATGCTTACGATCAACGTCGAGCGTTCGAGCTTGGCTCCGAGGTCGAGCAACCGGGCGATCAGCACCGGGGGCATTGACTCGGGACGCAGTTGGTTGAGGGCCTGGATCGCCTTGACAACAGCGGCCCGCCCCGCCTGGCGGTGAATCTTGTGCATGGCACGGATGGCGTCGAGCCGTTCACCGTCGTCGATGGCGTGACAGGCGTCGTCCCATGCCTGGGCCCGGTCCCACCATGCCCACTCCTGCGCCCACTGGCGAGCGGTGCGCGGTTGGACCTCGGCCTGCTCGGCGATCTTGTCCAGTCGGCGTTGATGGGGCGGCAGGTCACGGAACAGCCGGAAGGCGGCATAGGGACGGCTGGGTTCCTTGACCTGCCGATCCCATGGTTGTGTATCGCCCAGGTCGTACTGCGAGACGTCGGGGAACTCACCCTCGCTCACCATGTGCGAGAGGGCGTGGGCAGTGGGCGCTGCTCCATGTGACGTGTGATGTTCGCCACACGTTTCCCCTGCTCACGTTGACAGTCGAGGCACGCCGGGATCAGGCGGCAACAGCCCGATCCGTTGCGATGCTGATGCAGGGCGAGCGGTGGGTTGTGGTCTGCACTGTTCGCACGCACGCCGTTGCACACCAACCGCAGTTGGCACTCACGGCCCATCGACAGGAGTAGGCGTCGTTCACGCTCGTATGCGACGTTGTACGGCGACCCACGGCGAGGCACGGTGCCACGATACACACTGCACTGCAGCACACCCAGTCTCATCAGGAGTTATGGCGTTGACATTCGAATGTCAGGATCATTGTGCGCGTTGTTGACAGGCTGCCTCGCCTCGCAGTGCAGTGCTGCAGGGCAGAGCAGGGCAGTGCAGTGCTGCAGGGCAGGGGGGGGCGTCGCAGTGCAGGGGTCGCAGTGCGGGGGAGCAGGGCAGTGCAGGGGGGGGTCCTTGCAGTGCAGTGCAGGGGGGCAGTGCAGTGCAGGGCAGTGCAGTGCAGGGGGGGGATAGCCTGCAGTGCAGTGCAGGTGGAGTCGCGGACTCCCGATCCGGACTCTCTCTACCCGCAAAACCCCTGGTGGCGATATGTTTTTCGCGGCTCGATCATTTAGGGAAGCGGCCGACCTATTTGGGGGTGCTCCTTCAGGGCCGGTTGGGCGGGATCGACCACAGGCCGGGCTGCCCTCGGAGCAACCGGGGGCGGCGGAGGAGCTTCGGTTCGTCGAGCACCCAGTGGAAGTGACCGGGAACGGCCCAACGGCTCGGTGAGTCGGTGACCACGTCTGCGAGTCGCACGGTCGCGATCAGCACCCCGTGCTTCTGGCACAGAGCGTTCACGATGTCGACGTCGTCGGGGAGAGCGTCCCACCGCTCGAGGTCGTCGAACCGACCGGCGTGGATGGCGAGACGCGTGCCGACGTGCAGTTCACCGGGCGACCAACTTCGGTTCTCGACATCTTTGAGACCGAGGGCGATCAGACCTGCCCAAGGTTGTCGAACGGTGAGTGCTTTCATCACCGCTCAACCTACTGCACCTAGCTGACTAAGTCAAATGGGATTGCTCACCTTTGACATTTGAATGTCAGTCGTCTTGTGCTCCTTCGCCTCCGGCCGGTACTCGAAGCTGTAGGTGTTGAACCGACGTGGGCTCGACTGCGACGCCTGCCAGCGCGGCACCTTGGACTTCGAACGGAGGTCCTGTGGCTTGGTGGCGTGTGCGACGAGCTGCCACCGAGGACTGCGTGCCAACACCCGGATCATGGCGGGGTGCGCCACCACCGCACGGAACCGCAACCCCTGCCGGTAGAGCATCTCGGCGATGGTCTCGTTCAACAGGTTGCCGATCCCGAGTCCCTGCCAGTCCGGCAGGACGACGAGACGGTGACCGACCTTCATCCCCGGCAGGTTCGGGTGTTGGAGGTGCCGGTAGCTCACGAACCCGATGCACTCACCGTTGATGAACGCACCGAAGCAGTGCGCGGCCGGTTGGTGGTAGGCGCTCAGATAGTGGTGCGGAGCAAACACTCGCCACGCGGAGTTATGGATTGGATAGATGCCAACGTCCAGCCCTGGCCGGGGTTGAACCGACCTCCAGTCGAACTTGTCGGCGTGCGGCTGGTAAATCCAGTCCGGCTGCAGCCAGTCCACCACGTCGTAGTGGCACGTCACGGCAACGAGTTGCCGGTTGGTTCTTCGCACCGTCTTCTGTAGTGCGTTCGAGGCGACCTGTGCGACCTGCCGGTCGACGACCGAGGTGAACTCGTCGATCACCACGACCTCGCCCTCGGGTGTCTCGGCCAGGCGCCGGGCGCACATAGCACGGAACTGCTCGCCAGTCGAGAGCGTCTCGTAGGCCCGCAGCCAGGCGGGCGTCGACCCGAGACCGACGGAGGTCAGCAGGTCCACGATGTCGCGGATGCCCCACTCGGTGGGCAGGTTCGGACCCGGTGCCCCGTAGGGGAACGAGTCGAGGATCGACACGGTCGGCACCCACTTGGGATCGGGCCGGACCTTGAAGCACTCCCGCACGATGGTCGACTTGCCCGCCCCGGACGGCCCGACGATCAGTCCGACCGACCACGGCTTGTCCTCTATCGGGAGGTTGACCTGCCAGGTCCGCTCCATGTGCTCACTGGGCGGATGGTCGAACATCGTCCCGGCCTGCAGGATGCGCGGCGTCTGGTTGATCCTCGAGCTGACGGTGACGGTGGTCTTCATAGCAGTGCCCTCACTTTGTAGCCCTCGCCGACCAGCCGCTCGAGGAGGGCGGTTTGTGCTGCCTCGTCCACACAGTCCACCACGACGCCCCACTGCTGCGGGAACTCCATGATGTCAGCGTCCCCCGGTGGCAACTGCCCGGTGGAGAGCATCTTCGCCAGGTCCTCGTCGCTGTACGCCGTTGCTTCGAGGAGCTCGGGGAGGTCCGTCAACTGCGCCAGCATCTCGGCGAGGGCGTCGGCGTCGTTCGACCCGATCTCTGACAATCGGTTGTCAGCCAGGGCCCAGGCGTCGGCGGTGCGCTCGTCCTCCTCGATCCAGACGGTGGCGATGTCGGTCCAGCCGAGGATGTCGCGTGCCGCCTGCAGCGTGTGGTTCCCCGCCGTGACGTAGCCGACGTTGTCGCCGTTCTCGTCGGTGCCGGTGATGCGTGCCGTCACGGGCTTGCGCTGCCCGAAAATGCGCAGCGACCGGGCGATGGCGTCGACGTCACCTCGACGTGGGTTCCCCGGCAGCTCGGTCAGGTTGGTCACTGGACACGCCAGCGTTGCCAGCGGTGCGGCGATGTTGTGGGTCATGGGTGCATAATCGAACCATGACCGGCTGGGTGCAAGTCCCTGTCCCGAACCTCGGCCTCGAGGCGTTCGAACGCACGATGCTGATGGGGCAGATCGACCCGACGACGCCGGGACCGCAGGTGCAGTTGGTCGCGCAGGACGTCGGGACGGTGTTCGGGCCGCATTTCCATGACGTGGATCAGTTCCAGGTCGTGCTGGCGGGGGGCGGGACCATCGGGCGGACTCGGGTCGAGCCGGGGCAGGTGATCTTCGTGGATCGGCACAAGGTCTACGGGCCGGTGTGTCCCGACCAGAGTGGTCTGGTCTATCTGACGCTGCGGGCGATTCACGATCCCGGCCCGCACTGGATGCCGGGGGCGCAGTCGGACCTCGCAGTGAGGGACCCGGTCGCTCGACGGCACCTGATCGTGTGGCCGTGGGAGGGGATCGACGACGCTGACGGTCTGCGGGTCTCGGGACGGCCGGGAGTGGTGCAGGGCGTCGGAGGGTTCCTGCTCGGTTCTGGTCCGACGTTCTGCTGGCTGGAGCCCGGAATGGCGACGACGGGCGAGGGATTGCTGCTGCAGTTCCCGACCGACTGGGACGACGTGGTCGAGATGGCCGACCGGGCGGTGTACGTCGACGGTTGAACGCACACCGACCCGGTTGACATTCAAATGTCAACCCCCTCGCACTGACGACGGAAGGTGTCCAGCTCGGGGTCGAAGCGATACCAGCAGACCATCGCCTCGGTGGCCGTGATGAGGTCGTCCGGTGGGTTCTCGTCTATGGCAGTCGGCTTGTTGCAGTGCAGACACCGACCGCCGTCCATGACCGACTCGAGCAGACGGAACACCGCCCGCCATGGATTCATCCCACCCGCGGCCTGCCAGGTCTCACCCCAGCGGGCGCAGGCGATCCAAACGACCGGCTGCACCTCCTCGCAGTAGCGAATCTGGAACTCCTCGCCGTGCATCCGTCCGATCATTTTGACCGCGGCCTGGAACTTGCCCTCGTCGAGGCCGGGGACGGTCACCGACGACGACCTTTGGAAGTGTCGCCGCCCTTGTTCCCGACATGCCAGCACCCGCACCAGTCGCACCGGAACGCGTTGACCGTCCCTGATCGGTAACGACGACGGAGCGCCGTCGCTGCTTCGAGTGCGGTTTTCTTGGTGGCGTACTGGGTCTTGCCGGTCAGACAGTCTGACCCTCTGCTCGCGAACGCATGGGAGACGGTCATTTCATCTTGAGCCACGCGTCGACGGCCAGGGTGACGGCTTCGGCGAGACTGAGGTCGTCGGTGAGACACCTGATCCGCAGCTTGCGATGCAGGTCGTTCGGCAGTGGGATGTTGATGAGCACGGTCCCGTCCGGGTGCTTCTTGGGTCGGGTCCGCGGGGTAGTGGTGGATGGGGTCTTTTTAGGGTTTAGGGCCATCCCATTATCCTAGCTGGCTCAGTCTATTGAGTCAAGTATCCAACGCGTCTCGAATCATTGCTCCTATTCGGGGGAACCCATTTAGGAAACCCTGCAATCCGAAACGTCGAAGTAGACCCGTTTTGGCAGGATCATATGGTCTATTCTCACACGAATAGGTGTCCTGACCTGGACTTCTGTCCAAATGAGACTGACTTGATTTATGGTCATAAGTCGACTAGACTAACGAGGTTCCCTCATAGGAACCTCGTCCGGGTCACCGGGTGGGACATATCCCTCGCACCAGCACGGGCAAGGGGCAATCGGGTGAGACAGTGATTGGGTCGAAGTCGAGAACCTCCAACCGACATGGAGCACACCGGGCGTCAACCGAACCGAAGTGACCCGGACCTCCAGGAGCGCGATAGAGGCGTAGGTCTAAGTCGACCGTGGCAGTTCTGGCGCGAG